GATTGTGCTCATTCGCCGCCCATAAAAAAGCCGCCCGGCGGCGGCACTGCATTCAATCCGAGCTTCGCATTGCCGTGAGCGCTGCGTCTTCCATCACCTGGAGATCCTCGTCCAGCTGGTTGTATTCCTCGACCGTCAGACCCATCCGGTCCATCCGGTTGTAGGCGACGAGGAAGTTCAACCCGATCGGGCCTCCCATCGGAGCGAAATTCCACTGCTTGCGCAGCCCGGAAAAGGTGTTGTAGGCCCGCACGTTGTCGGGCCAGATTTCGACAGACGTTGTCACCTCATCCCGAGTCATGCCCGCGATCGCAAGTTCAGCGTCGGTGGGCGCGGCCTCGTACATGGCAGTGGCAACGTCCCTTAGTTTTTTGTGCGGGCGCCGGTCAGTTCGGCCAGGTACACGTCGAGCACGGCGCGGGCCGAGCCCATGTAGCGCTGCACCAGCTTCTCGACAGCGTCCTTGCCGAACGGCTCGTCCAGATCCCAGCCGCTGGCGATATCCATCAGCGCATCGACGTCTTCGGAGCCAGCCAGGGTTTCCATGAATTCCTTGAAGTCGTCGCGCGTGCGGTGCTTGAAGATGAATTCGACGTCAGCCGACTTGCCGCCCGGGACCGGGATCGACACGGTTGCTTTGAAGGTAGCGGCGACTGCCAGAGTGAGTTTTGCTTTTGCCATGATGATTTTTCTTTCAGGAGGGGTAAAAAAAGACCCTGCAAGGAGCTACCTCGCAGGGTTGGGAAAAGGCCAGCGCCGACCATTCGGCGCCAGCTGGCAACACAGATCAGTAGCGAACGACCTTGTTCTGCAGCGAGAACATCGACTTCACCGCCATGACGCTGCCCTTAGACAGGCTCATCGACTCGTTGAACGAGCAGTAGCCGGCGTACAACAGCACGCTGCCGCCTGGGAGCGTGCCGCGCAGGCAGGTCAGCGCGACGCTGTCCGAAACCTTCTTCAGTGCAGCGTGGTGTGGCAGCGACCTGTCGTCGGCGGTCGTCAGGGTGACAGTGGTCGCAGTGAAGCCATCGGGCAACATGACAGGTGCGTCGCTGTCCAGCAGCGGCACTTCCACGTTCTTGCCGTCGCCGCCAGAGATTTCGGCACTGGTCACGCCGGTGATCGGCACCCAGGTAGTGATCTTGCGGACGGTGCCAGTGCCAGCACCCGCCGGGAACAGGCTGGTGTCGGTGGTGTCCAGGCCTTCGATCGTGAACAAGGTAGCGGTTGCAACCTTCACGCGGAACACACGGCCATTGGCCTTGCTCCAGCCGCCGGTGTATTCGACGAAGTCGCCAGCGGCGAAGGTGTTGGTGGCGGTGCACACCGCCTCCGTGGCGTTGGTCGCTGCGGTGACGCTGACGGCGGCGGCGAACACGGTCGCCAGAGCGAACGCGATGTTATTTGGCAATTGCATATCGGCCTTTCAGGGGTAAAGCCCGGAAGCCGGGCATTAAAAAAGCCGCCAGATTTCTCGGGCGGCTTGGAGTAAAAACTTGTTTCGTCAACAAAAAAGCATGAAGTCCTGCATGGTTCCGCGGGAATCGGTTTCCTCGTCGTACGTGGACGTCCGGCCGGATACAACTTCGACCTGCAGTTCGGTCGCGGAGCGCAACGCGTCTTCGACCAGCTTGGCGAGCTCGGAAACTTCGGCGCGCTCGTCTGCGCCGGCCCAGCAATTCACCTGCATGCGCACGTGCTGCTTGGCCGGGATATCTCCGGAGAGGAAGTTCATCGGCTCCCCGCCCACCACCTGGTACGTGATGTACGGCGTATCGGTATCCAGCGGCGCCACGTCAGGATAGACGCGCCCGTCGGCCAGGTGAGCCAACACACCGTCGATATGTTCTTCTGGAGTCACTTTGCATTCCTTGCGATCTGTTCCGCCAGCGTTTGCGTCATGACGTCGATGGCTTCCTGTTTTTTGCTGTCGTAGGCGGGCCGCATGAACGGATATGCCCGGGTTTGCTTGTTCCCAAACTCCAGATCAGCCACGCGCTGAGCTGCCTCTCGGTGGGCCTTCCAGCCAATTGTCCTGCCCGTCTTCTTGCTTACTTTTTTGTTTTTGGGCACGAACTTGTGACCGTTTTCAACAAAGCGCCAGTAGAAGGCGCCAGGGCTGGCTGCAGTGCCGTTGCGCACGGTGACCAGGTACGCTTGACGCCGATCTCCATCGGAATCCTCCTCCAGGCGCTTGACGATGATGTTGTCGAACAGGATGCCGGTCTTCTTGTTGGCCAGCGAATTCTGCTTTGCCTGATCGCGAAAAACCTCGGCGCCGGCAAAACCCACCGTCCGAAGTGTCGATTCGCCAAGCGCTTCAGTGATGGTTCGCCTTGCAGCCGTCATCGCAGTCTCAAAGGCCGAGGTATCAAAGTCGATCATGTGACCGCCTTGCACACCAAGAACATGAAGTGGGAGTCGCGCCCATCTGGCAGTGCCGACTCGACGTCGTAGGCCTTTCCCTTGAAGAGCACGCGAGCAGCGGTATCAACATCAGCGCGTGCGCGGATCCGAATCGAGCACTTGACGATCGATACTTCGGCACCGGCGCGCACCACTTCCACGCCGCTTGGGAAAAGTACGTTAGCCCACACGGTGGCGATTGGCTCCCAGGCGGCCTGGGCCCGAAGCTTGCCAGCGCCGGGCCCAGGACGCTGCAGCGTAATTCGGTCGTTCATGTTCATGCGATCACCACTTCTGGCCACAACAGCCGCTTGACGTGCTCATTCTTCGGCTGACCGCCGGACTGGAAGTGCTCGCTCACGCGCGCCAGGATGAAACCGGAGATGGCGTCCGGAACGGTCGTGTGGTCCGGTCCGTAGCCGCACCGGATCTGCACCTCGACCGAGTTGACCGAACGTCCTGTTGCTGGCCAAGCGCGGCCCGGCGCGGCAACGATGAAGCCCGGCTCGCTTTCGCCGTCGACCTGATAGTCCTCAGGGTGGAGCGTCTGCAAGACCAAGTCAGCGTCGTAGAACTTCAAGTGCACCACTTCAAGCAGCGGCGGCCGGCGAAGCGCGATTGCACCCTTGAAGCCATCCAGCGTCAGGCGCCAGGTCTGTTCCATCACAGCGCGGTTCGTTTCGCCTTCGGCTTCGGTGGTGTAGGTCCGAATAGCTCGCTGGATTTCGCCATCGAGGGGCGACGTACCATCTTCACCAACGTCCACTCGCGCGGCAGTGCGCGCCTCGGCCATCGAAACCGCCAGGCCGACAGGGGGAGTGATCAGCTTCCAGCTCATCGTGTCGTCCCCTGCACTGCTGGCGGGCGACCGGTGCCGTGCGGCGCGCCAGGCGCAACCGGCGCGCGCGCGTATTCGACGGTGGCCGCCTCCTGCTGCTTCAGCAGTTCGGTGTTCGGCACGCTCGGCAGTTGGGATGCATCGATCATCAGTTGTCCACCCTGTTAAATTGAATGGTCCGGTAGAAGCGCTCGCTGTTCGCACAGTCGATGCGCAGGTCGCAGTAGTTCACGCCGGCCGGCAAGGTGTCCATGCCGCCCAGCTTCACCAGGATCAAGGGCCCCTGGATCACAGCCGCCACTAGCACGCTCACCCCCACCGGCTGCGCCAGCACCGCGCTGGCGGTGGTATTGCTGTCGGCCAGGTCGTTGCTGATGTCGGCCACGAAGTAGCTTTCGTCGTCAGCATCCTTGTTGAGCGACCATGATCCCACCTGCTGCTTGAACCAAATCGTGCGGTCGAACCGCTCGCCGTTCGCGCATGTCACGCGGAAGGTGCAGAAGTTGGCCGCTCCGGCGGCGGCATTGAAGCCGCCGAGCTTCACTGGGATCAGCTTTCCCTGGATGACGGGCTGCTCAACCACGGTGACGCCGGCCACGATCGCGGCAACCGACGTCGCGGTGGTGGCGCGCTCGTCCAGGTCGACCGTGATGTTCGCGACCCAGTAGCGCTCGTCCAGCGTATGCTTCTCGCTCCACCACTTACCCGCTTCCAAATAAGGAGCATTCGGCGTCACCGCGCCCGGCACAGTGCCAAACGCCACTACGCGGGTACCGCCCGGGAATGCAACCCGGCGAGATTCCGCCACCGTCGAAGCCACCACCACATTTTGCGCAGGCTGCGTGGCCAACGTGGTGAAGCTCGCCGGCAGCGGCGTGGCGCGGTTGCCAGCGGCGTCATAGGCACGAACCCGAACCTGGTGCGCGGTGCTGGCCGGTCGACCGGAAACGGTGACCGTGCGCGCGGTACCCACGTTGGTGTAACTCGTACCGCCGTTGATGCTGTACTCATAGCCGACCACGCCGACGCTGTCGGTCGCAGCAGGCCACGAGGTCGTTGCGCCGGCCGTCGTGACATTTGAAATCGAGATCGAACCGGTCATGACCGGGGCCGTTGTGTCGGGCGCCGGTTCTTCCGTTGATGCAGCAACGGTTGCCATCTCCGTTTCGACTAACATCGGCAGAGGCACCGTGCCATTGTCGAAAATGGCAGCACTGACATCAGGCGCGCCGCCGGACTGGTACCGCGCAACGACGGGCGCAACCAGCGGTCGGCCAAACGTCGCACGGTAGCGCGTTGCGCTGACGCGCGCGGTCGACACCAGTGCTGGCGTGCCGCTGGCATCAGTCACGGTGAACCCAGTGCCGCCCGTTGCTGGCGATAGGTCTGTGCCGGTGCCGTGCGTGACATCGACAAGCAGATCGGCGCCGTCAAACGTCAGCGTGGTGATGCGGGGGCCGCGTAGATACACACCATCGCCATACTGTCGACGGCCGAAAATTAGCGCCGCGCGCGTGGCACTGGCCGGGAACCCGGCAGCGTTCGGCGTCAAGTGCACATTGTCCGTGTGCATCGCAAATTCCAGCGTAGCCACGTGCGTTACAAACGGATCGGTGCCGACATCGTTTTCGGCCATGCGAACTTGGTCGGCCGCGATATTGAATGCCGCGGTTGTCTGTCCGCTCTGCAAGCCCCCGCTGCGACGATTGAACCCGCTCAAAATCACCGGCAGGCTCGGTTGCCCGGTCAGAGTGCGCACATTTTGAATCAGCGCCCGGATGTTTGCAGCGTGGGCCACGCGCGACAGCACTGTGTTGGCCGTAGCGGCGTCGTTCGATCCAATCGCGATAACTACGACCTCGATCTTCCCGCCAGCGGCGGCAACTCCCGCAGCGAATGCGGTCCACTGCGGCCCATTCTTGTCCAGCCACTGGACCAGTGTTGTGCCACCAATCCCATAGTCCAGCGCACCCCGGCACAAGCCAGATTGCGCGATCAGACTATTGGACATGAGAATGCCCGAGCCGGCAGTACCCAGCAGGGACCACCCAGTCTCATTGAATTTGCTGCCGTTCACGTCGGCGGTGAAGCCTGTTCCCGATGTGCTATCGAATGGTTTTTCTGCGCTGCTCGATCCGATGTAGGCGTCAAGCGCTCCGACACCGACACGTGCCGACACGCTCGATGTTGCCAGTACAGTCGACCCGCTTTTAGTTCGGACAGCAATCCGGCGCTTCAAGCCCTCAGGGAGAGCGATGCCTTGACTGAGCAGCACATTGCCGCCAGTGAATGTGACGCCTGGGATAGCGGCCCATGCATGAGTGACCGTGACGCCATCTGCGGCGTACAGTTGTCGCTCGATCGATGTTGGCTCGACGCCCGAATACGTGCAAGTAGCATCGACAGCTGCGCTACCGTTACTACGCTGATAGACGCGCTCGGCGGTGACTGACAGCGAAACCGTGTTCGTTGGCTCCGGGGTGACAACAGGGTACGTCGGCTCGGCGCTTGTGGTCGGGCTACCTACCACGGTGAATGGAAGGTTGTTCGGGCTGCGGTCGATAATGTCAGAAGTATCGGACATGCCAATATCTAGCGTCGACGTTTTCCCAATAGCCGAAAGCTTCTCGCCATTCGTCAACCGCGCAATTTCTGCGCGACTTAGCGCATCTTTCAGCAAGAACACGTCGCTAGTACTTTGGTCTGACTTGCGCAAAGCGGTGTCGTCAAGGCGAGAACCGATTTTAAAACCGGAACCGTTCAATTCCCGGATCAAAGAAGTGCTGGTACTAGTGCCATCAGCGATAACCGAAGCGTCGGTTGCGGCAACACCTGTGATTTCGCAGCGGTAAATCGAGACAATTCCGCCACTACGCTGGATCACGTACTTGTGCACCCCCGTCGTCACCACGGAATTTGAAACGGCTGCTGCCGGTGCCCCAGTGTGGGCAAAAATAGCAAGACGGCCTTGCTGGCTTACTTCGCCAACGCCGGTTGTTTGGAATACGATGTTGAGCGACCCGGCTGCTTGAAATGCGCCGGTAGAGATTAGGTATTGCGGATTATCACCAGTAAGCAAACCATCATAACGAAGCGTAAATCCGATCGCCCAATCGCCGTCAGGGAGCGTCAACAGTGCGTTGTCAGGCGTGCTAATCGACTGATTCGCAGCCGCCCGATTAAACTTAATCATTTGTCTATCTCTCCGGCCGCGGTGCCAGCTCGATGGTTTTCATTTGCCCGCGCCGCTCGTACATCACCGTGGTGACGCCGAGTTCGCGGAGCATGTTCAGTGCGCGCGCATGCGTCGCGCGGTCGATCTTGCCGACGGCGCCGTGCACATACACGGTGCTGCTTGTCAGGTGGCTGACCGTGATGATCCCGAGGTACGCACGGCGCGCCTCATATCCGCCCGGGCTGTCATATACGCGGATGGTGGAAACGGCCGTGGCCATATGCAGATGGGTCATAACGGTAGCTTTCTCTTAACGCTTGTCAGGCCGGTACGCGCGGTGCGCGCCGACCCGGCGCCGGAGATGCGGAAGATTACTTCGCTGCTTTCGCAGCTTTGGTGTCTGCCTCGTACGGCTTTGCCACCTTGCCGTCGGTCAGGATCTTGGCCTGATCGGCCTCGAAGCCGGCGACGTCGCCTGGACTGTAGATCTTCCAGGGCTTGATGAATTCGACAGTTTCCACGATGGAGTTCCTTGATGAAGGGTTGGCCGACCTGCGGTAGCAGGCCGGCAGGCAGGTCGCTTTAGGCGCCCCAGGTGACCGCGGTCAGAATCGCGATCGATTCGACGTGGCGCGGGCCAAAGTCGTGCTTCGCGATGACGCGCACCAGCGTTTGATCACGCTGGAAGGCGCTGACGAGATTGCCGCCCTCGTCCTTGTACGTCGCTTCCTTCGAGTAATCGATCAGAAGCGTTTCGTCTTCGCCGATGAAGCAGTCATTGAAGTCCACGAAGTAGATTTCCGACTGGTTCGAGCTAGCGCCCAGGTTGTTCGGGATCTGGGTCGTCTTGCCGACTGGATAGCCCTTCAGGTTCCCGTCCTTCATTTCCGGATAGACCTTGTTGCCGTTGCCGTCGCGCAGGCCTTCCAGGAAGCGGAACGAGCGCGGCGACATGATCCAGCCGGGCGCGCCCATGTTGGCGTTCACGTTTTCCAGGGCCAGGATCAGCTTGTTCAGATCGTTTTCGATCTTCTGCAGCGTGTCACCTGCGGATGCTGCGAACTTGAAGCCAGCCAGCGCCCAGGCCAGCAGGCCTTTCGGGGTTTCCAGGGTGCCGTCGTCGCGGATGAACGCTTTGTCTTCACGCGAGCTCATTGCCCCGGTCAGGTCGTCCACCACAAGCTTGTCGACATTTGGGCTGGTGCCGGCGTAAGCCAGCAGGTCGTTCGAAATCGGGACCAGGCCGGTCAGCTTCTTCGCCGACAGCTTCAGGTTGTCGAAGGTCTGGCCAGTCACGCCGATATCCGAATCGCTGCCGGTGTAGCCAACGACTGCGCCACCCTTCAGGCGTGGCAGGGTGATATTGCCGTTTGTGAGCGGCAGCGTGCGCGCGCCAAGGCGGCGAACAACCGACTGCGGACGCCACAGCTCGATCACTTCGCGGGCCATGTTTTGCGGGACGAGCACGCCGCCGGCGCCAGGCGTCAGGGTGTTCAGTGCCATCGCGACGTCCTCACCGAAGTGATTGTCCATCGCAAACTTAGCGGCCACTTGCTGGTTGCCTTGAGCGACAACCAGCGCGCGAACCATGCGCGACATGCCGGTACCGGGCACACTTGGCATGCGCGGCGTCGCCGGCATGCTTGCAGCCGCCGCAGGCGGTGCTGCGGGTTGATGGATCGCCGACAGAGCACGATCAACAGGCACGGCGGCCGCGGCGGCCATGCTTTCGGATGCTTCCATTCGGGTGATTTGCGCGGTCAGCTCGCCGAATTTGGTTTGCAGACCGGTGAACTCGACCAGCTGCTCGGCGGTCAGTTGACCGCCGCCGGCTTCGATCAGGGCCAGGGCTTGCACGCTGGCGTTGACCTTGGCGCGTTCGCTGCGGAGTTCGTTAATGGTTGGCATATTGCCTCTCCTAGAATTGAAAAAGCCGCCTCGAGGGCGGCTTGGTTGCTTGTCCCGCGAACGCGGTCAAATTTGGGATTGGAGTGCCATCGCTTGCGCGCGGGCTCCGATGGAAGGCTTGGTGCTGCGCGCAGTGCGCGACTCGCGCGCCTGCATCGCGATGCGGTCGATTGCCGCCTGAGGCGTCTCGATGCGATCGGCAAAGCCGATATCCACACCCTTCTGCCCGAAGAACACGCCAGCCTCGGTGGCGCGTACTGCGTCGGCACTGATGCCGCGATACTTCGCGACGGCATCCACGAACTGGGTGTAATAGCCCTGCACCACGTCGACCAGGAATTTCATCGACTGCTCGGTGATGGGCTCGTGCGGGCTCAGATCGTTCTTGTGGGCGCCGGCGGCGACGGTTGTCACCTTGACGCCCATCTGCTCGTTGCGCGCTGAGATGTCCAGGTGCTTGGCAATCACGCCAACCGAACCGACACCGGACGTGCGGGACATCGAAATGTTGCCGACGGCGGCAGCGATGAGATACGCCGCCGAGAAGCCGTTGTAGTGCACGATCGCAGTCATCGGCTTGACAGCGCGCGCTTCGAAGAGGAAGTCGGCCAGCTCGTAACAGCCGGTGGTACTGCCACCGGGGCTGTCAATATCGAAGGCGATCTGCTCCACCGACGGATCGGCCAGCGCGGCGCTCACTTGCGCGCGGACCTGTTCATAACTGGTCATCGTCTCGCAGGGATTCATCTGCATGCTTCGGCTAACGAGAACGCCGTGGACCGGGATGATTGCCACGCCGGTGTCAGCGATGGACTGGCGGCGCGCCGACTCGGCGCGCATCGCTGCCGTCTCGTACGGGCCGTCGTCGTCTTCCATCATCTGCGGCTGGGCGCCGTTGACGCTCAGGTTGACGATGTTCAGACTCATCTGCTGGTTCGCCCAGGCAGCGGCCTGGTCGAGCATTGCCTCGGTGACCATGAGCGGCTGATTGAAAATCAAGCCGGCGATGCGGAAACGGTTCTTCATGCAAGGATTCCTTCAATTTCGGCGACTTGCTCGGCGCTCGCCTTGACGGGCGTGACCGGCAGCGGCTTGGCCGCGTCAACCATGTTGAGCGGCTGCAGGTAGGTGTTGCCACCCACGATAGGGGGCAGGTTCTCCAGGCGGCGGATGTCGTTCACGGACAGCCATCCCCACTGGCGGGCGACCGCGTATGCGGCATAGCGCGATCCCTGATCGCCGCGCAACAGGCCGGAGACGTTGAACTCGATGTAGTACTCATCCCGCTCGCTCGGGAGCAGCAGGTCGCGCATCATCGCCTGCTCGTGCCGCTTGATCCAAGGCAGCAGCGTGTAAATCACGAACTGGATCGCCTGATGCTCGATGTTCGAGAAAGTGGCCTTGTCCAGCTCGCCGATCATGTGCGGCGGCACCTTGTAGATGCGCGCGATATCGAGAGACGTCAGCTTCAGGGCCGGGATCAACTCCGCGTCGACGTTGGTCATCGACAGAGGCTTGAACGTCATCCCCTCTTGCAGCATCGCCACGCGCTTGGCGTTGGTGCTGCCGCCGTACATCTGCTGCCACCGGTCAGTGATTCGATCGATGACGCTCTGGTCCTTGATCGGCGACGATTCCCGCGGCCGCTCGATCACGCCCGACAGTGCGGTGCCGTTCAGGAACGACTTGCCGGCATACTGTTGGATCGCCTGGGCATGGCCGATGGCGTTTGCGTGCAGCATGATCGGCGACATGCCGACGTAGTTGTTCAGGCTCCACCACCGGACATGGTGCACCATGCGCTGCGGGATCGGCTCTTGACCGTCGATGCGGTAGTACGGCAGCAAGTCCGGGCCCTTAAGCACCTGAACGCTCTCGGTGTCGACTGGATAGAGCCCGGTAACCGTGCCGTCGCCGTCACGGCCGATCAGGCTGATCGAGTTGCCCCGGGTACCGGCCTTCAGCTGGCTGTTCTCGCGATATTCGAACGGCGTCTGCCACTCGTTCGGGGCATACGCCAGGATCCGGTAAAGCGGGTGATCCTTGGCCGGCTCGCGACCACCGTCCTTGGTGCGGCGGAATAGCTCGAGCGGCAGTTGAGCAATGCTTTCCGCGATCAAAGTCACGCAGGCCTGCAGCGATGTAAGCGTGAGGGCCGACTCGACAGTCACCATCGGTCCCGCATCGGAGCGCGCCCCACCCAGGCCGGACAGCCAGCTGCCGCCGCCGGCGCTAACCTGCGGGCTAAAAAACTGTTTGGCGAACATCCGTTATTCCTTGATGCCGCCGCGCGCCATGGCGCGGGCAACGGTGTACGACCAGAACAGCAGGCCAGCGCCAGCGACGATGAAGCCCGCTGGCAGGAAGATCATCCCGGCGCCAACGGTGATCGAAAGCAGGCCGACGATGCCGGCAACAAGGGTCGCCCAGTCGATAAAACTCATATGCAAACGCCCTCGTCGTAAATTGATGTGGTCTGATTTGGTACTGGGTCCAATGCCATAAGTGAGACGGCACTGAAAAGCGCCATCAGCGGGTCAATCTTCGCGATGCCCGATGCCTGCTTGGTAATCAGGAGCGCGTTGCCGCGTGGCTCGACCTTCGCATTGCCTACGCACCAGTTCATCAACGGCTGGCCGCCGTGCAGAAGCACGCCTTCCGCCAGCTTTCGCTCTGTGACGCTGATGGGGCCAACGAGTTTCCAGCCCTGAGGAATGCCAAAGCACATGGCTTCTTCAATGCCGGCATCGATCAAGGCCTGGAACATCACCTTGTGCGTCTTCTCCGGATCCAGGCCGACCGATGCCAGCAAACCGGACTCGTTGATCTGCTTGACGACAGCGGCCACGGCGGCGACGTCACCGGGCAACTGCTCGATAATGATCAGATCGCCCTGCTCCTTGAAATCTTCGTAGCGGCTTTCCTCGCTCTTGCGCCGATCGAGTGCGATTGGATGTGCCCAGGCGCGCGTCCAAACTAGCCACTTTCGGGTTACGCGCTCGCGCCCGACAACAGCCAGGCCCAATAAGTCGTCCAGGCCGCCGCCGTCGATACCAACGGTGACCACTTCACACCGCTCGAGCAGCTGCTCAAGCGTCAAACCGGGCACCTTCGCTTGCTGCTCCCAGAAATCCGCGCCTGCCCAGCGGTCAGAGCGCAGATTCAACCCGATTTCGACGTTCAGGTGCTTTGCGAGGAACTGCTGAAACTTGCCGTCCGTCCGGTGCTGCATTTTGCGCAGCTGGTCTTCAAGCCATTCGGCGCTGACAGAGCGACCGATGTTCGGGTTGGTGATGTAGTAGGTTGAGGAGTCGAGGTAGGCCTTGGCCTTTACCATGGCTGCCGGGTACTCATAGAGCACGCCCAGCGATTTCTGATCGTGGATCTTTCCGTCTCGTACATCACGGAAATAGTTCAGCTTGTCTTTGTAGACGCCGGCCGGCGGCTCGTCACTCTGGGTGGTCAGGTAGATAACCCACCCCTCATCGCGCGAAACCTGGCCACCCAGCGCTTCCATAAACATCGCTTCGGCGTTGCCACGCTTGCCGAACAGCCAATGCTCGTCAACCAGCACCTTTCCGGACTTTTTGCCGGACACGGTGTCAGTGTCAGCTGCTACAACCTTCAAAGAGGCGCGCGATACGCGATGCGTGATCGTCCGAACATGGTCCTGGACGTGAAACAGCGCCAGCAGCTCGTCGTCGGCGCGGACCATCGCGGCGGCCGGCTTGAAGCTGTTGTCGGCCACTTCCTTGGTTGGCGCCAGAATGAGGTGCTCTTCTTCGTCGCGCCAGCACAGGATCACTGCAGTCAGCATGATGCCGGCGGCGATCGTCGATTTCGTGTTTTTCTTACTGATCAGCAGGTAGTACTCGCGGATCATCTGCTTGCCAGTTTCGGCGTCGTAGCCACCGAAGATCGCAGCGACGAAGTCAAACACCCATTGTTCACTGCACTCGCCGAACGTCGGCTTGCCAGGCAAGTCAGTTACCTTCAATTCTTTGAAGATGGCCAGCGCCTGCTCAGCCTGTTGCGGGAAGATCGGCGGAGGAATGATCGACAGCTTGGCCCTTATCCTGTCTTCCCAATCCGGACAGGCGGTAGACCATTCCATATCGTCGTCCTTACTTCACTGCCTTGAGCTGCGGCGGGGCCGCCGCCGCGAAGCGGCTGGCCACCTTCTTGGCGTCTTCGTTTTTCTGATCTTTTTTCCCGCCCTCACCCAGCTTCTGGTGCTTGAACGGCATCAGTGCTTTGGCGACATCAGCACGAATGCGGATATCAGCGGCCGGCTCGTTCATCAGATTGGTGAGGAATTCCATTGGGTCTGTGGTCGATGGGATGTCGACCACCTCGTCAGCCTGCGGTGGTGGCTTAGGGACGTTCGCGCGGCCAGTAGCGCCAGTGCCACGCCGCTGATCAAGGTAGGCTTTAACATCCGGGTCTTTAACATTTCTGGACCCGGCTGCTGATGCCGTTTTTTCACTAAAACCGGCACGAATTGCCGCTTCCTTATTCGAGAACCCGGCCAAAACGGCATCGGCGAAGGCTCGCTTTTTGCCTGTTAAAGCCATTAACAATTTCCTCCAGGGGGATTTTTTTCTGCGCGTGAGTTGCTAGTCGGTGTCCGGGTCCGAGGCGTTGTAGACTTACAACAGCCCCTCCCCTTGCCGACCATCGTCAGCCGCGCGATCGCTCCGCAGCCTCACGCGCCGTCTTGGCGTCGTGGCATGGAACGCAGAGCACTTCCTTGTTCGATTCGTCGTCGCTGCCCTTCTTCCAGAGCGGGACAATGTGGTCGACCGGGCCGCCCAGTGTCGTGCGACCTTGGCGCTTGCACTCTTGGCACAAGCCACAGTCACGAGCCCGGATGCGATCACGGTCGCGCACACCAGCCGACCCACGCTTGCGCTCGACGGTTTCAGGCCGCTGCGTCGGCAGCATGGTGACTTTGCTTGCCGCTGGCCGCAGTTGCGTTCGTAGCTGCTGCAGCTTCACGTCAGCTCGATCTTGATTCCACAATCAACGATTGCGTCGATCATCTGATCGGCGCGAGCTGGGCAAAGCGAGGCGCACAGGAACGCGACGGCGAGCGCGGGACGAACCCACCATGCAACATGGGTCCGCAATGCAATAGATACGATTGCCATCAGGTGGCCTTCCACGGCTCGTGTGCTTGCTCTATGCCCTGCTCATGCGGTGCCGCTGGCGCCGAGATTAGCGCGCGGATAACCTGCTTCACATTGACAGGGACTCGGCGGGCCGCCTCGACAATGCTCACGCCCGGACCGCCATGGCCTTTGGCGCGCAGGATGGTCTGAGCTTCTTCGCACTCTGCCATATGATCAGCAAGCTGGTTCAGACGATGAAGGTCGGCGGCCTTGGCTGAATGCGCGCCAGGCCCGAGCACGGCGCGCAGCATCTCGGCGCGATAGATGCGTGCAATGTCGTTCATGCAATACCTCGAATCCGATTAAATGTTGCTTGCTCATGCAGCTTGCGCAAGCGATGGCGCAGCCAGTCCAACTCCTGCGCGACGGTCATGCTACTTCTCCCCGAAGCCCGGCACGTCGCGGAATGATTCGGTCCAGAACGAAACGATCCACATCACCGTAAGCAGCGCAATCACAGTCCAGAGCACGCCGAACGCCCAGCCAGGAGCGGCCAGGCGATCGAGCAGCAGCCACAGCAGGATGGCAAGCCCGAACGGCGAGCGCGTTGGAAG